GGCTTAATTAACACTGTTCAGAGTAACGTAACTACTGTTGTAGCTAATAACTTTAATACTTATGCTACTTTAAATACCAGTATAGCTATTGTTCAAGGCAATGTAACTTCTAATGTTACTACTTTAACAGCTAACGATGGTACAACACTACTTACTGCTCGCTCTAACGACTGGAATACCCTACTTACAACACAGTCTAATGATTGGAATACCCTACTCACAGCTCGTTCTAATGATTTTAGTACTTATACAACTCTTAATGGGTTAATTAATACCGTACAGAGTAATCTTAGTTCTGCAAGCGGTGGAGTATGGACAGAAGATGCTGGAAGGGCTTACTATGTAGGTAAAGTAGTAGTAAATTCTGATGTTGTTCAAGGAGAGCAGTTTTATGTTAATGGAAATGCAAAAGTCACAAGTGATTTTGAAGTGGGCGGCACCTTAACAGAATCTTCATCTGTACGATTAAAAGAAAATATTGCTCCTTTAGACGATCAATTAAATAAATTAATGTTACTACGACCTGTAGAATATGATAAGATATTATCTAAGAGTCATGAGTACGGACTAATTGCAGAAGAAGTGGCCAATGTCATACCCGAAGTAGTTTCTGAGGGTAGTAGCTCGATTCAATATACTAGGTTAATTCCTACTTTAATTAAAGCTATTCAAGAATTAACAGAAAAAGTAAATAAGTTAGAAAGTAAATAATGTCTTCTCCCTATTTTAAAGTACCAGTTGAGAAACTAGCTGCAAAATTACCTGCTAAATTTGGTTTTACAGAGTTTAATCCTAGTCAAATGGCTATGCTTGAAGGGTTAGAAGAGCATAGATTCTGGGTTCATATATCTGCACGCCGAACAGGGAAATCTAGTGCTGCTTCTGTACTAGCTTTAGCTAAGTTATTAGAGCCTAATCAACAAGTAGTAGTTGTCGCACCTAACTATAATCTATCTTCTATCATTTGGGATTACACTACTGAACTTATTCAGGCATTTGGTATCGAAACTAAACGTCTTAATTTAAAAGATAGAGTTGTTAGGCTTGTAAATGATAGTACATTTAGACTACTATCTGCTAATAACAGAGAAAGTTTAGTTGGACGTGCGGCGCATCTTCTTATAGTAGACGAAGCTGCTATTATTCCTGATGATGAATATTTTACAAGAGATCTACGTCCCGCACTTTCTACCTATGAAGGTTCTAGGGCTTTGTTTATCTCTACTCCTCGGGGAAAGCAAAACTACCTTTATAACTACTACTGTCGTGGAGAAGATCAAAATTATCAAGATTGGGGTTCAGGTTTATATCCGTGGCACGTTAACCCCGCTCTTAAAGAAGCAGATATTGAAGAAGCTAAACGTACTTTACCTCCCACTATCTTTCAACAAGAGTATTACTGTGACTGGGTTAGTTTCGAAGGTCAAATTTATAAAGTTGACGACTCTGTTCATCTTATTGATACTAAAAAATATATAGAACCAGGCGACTCCAGATACACATTTATAGCAGGCCTTGATATGGGTTTTAGGGACGACACTGCTTTTGTGGTCGTTGCCACTGACGGTACAAACTTTTTCGTAGTAGATGAATACGTAGCTGCAGAGGGCACTACCTCTTCTCACGCTGAAGTAATACAAGAGATGGTAGAGCACTGGAAGGTAGAAAATATTTACATTGACTCCGCTGCTGCTCAAACTAAAGCAGATTTAGCATATGATTATGATATTTTTTGCGAAAATGCAGTAAAATCAGTCAATGACGGTATCAGTTATGTGCAGGTACTTGTAGAGAATGAGCAGATATTTTTTGATATTGAAAATTCTGAACGTACTTATGCTAGTGTTACTGGATATAGGTGGAATACTAAAGGTGAGAAGGCAAAACCTCTTCATGACTGGACTTCTCACTGTTGCGACGCTTTAAGATACGCTATCTATTCACATTCTAAAGCGTCTGCGGTAGGGATATATGCGTAAAAATCAAAAGATAGAAAATAAAATTTTGACTGTGATCAAAATTAGCTATATACTTTAGAAAATGTCAGATTTAAAACGGCTTCCTGTAAAATACGTTCGTGACTTTATAAAAAAAGACTATGTATACGACGTAGAATGTTTTGTGTGTAGATCAAAAGACTCGTTAGAGCTTCATCATCTATATAGTATATCAGAGCTTTGGAATGAATGGCTTGATAAGTATAAGATTGACTCAGATTGCTTAACAATAGAACGAGTAACGGCGCTAAGAGAAGTTTTTTACGAAGAACATAAGCACTTATTAGGTCAAGAAAATTTATATACTCTTTGCAAGACTCATCATTTACGATTGCATAGTATTTACGGAGCCCGCTACTCTAATTGGAGATCTGAAAAAGTTAAAAGCTGGTTAGAAAGTCAAAAAGACAAATTTGGAGAACAGAATGGCAGGGCCCTTTAATTGGATAAGAGAAAAGCTAAATCCTATTCAGCCTTATCTACAAAGTCAAGAACCGCTTATTCAACCAGAAAGTAATGTAGATTACAGAGCGGCTTACGACCAAGTAGAAATTATACACCGTTGCGTAGAGATGATAGTAAATGCTGTAGCGGGAGTACCTTTTGCAGTTGAAAACGGTCCACAAGGCGGACCAGTAAAAAAACTCAGTAGACTTTTAAATAATAGACCAAATCCTTTTGAAGATAGGACTAGATTTATTCGTCGTGCAGCCTTAGATTTTGTTTTAGATGGTAATGTATTCTTCTACTACGACGGTACAGACTTGTACTTACTTCCTGCTAATGATATAGAAATAGAAACTGATGCTAAACGCTTTGTTAAAGGCTACACTTATTTAGTAGGCGGCACCGGTTCTAGCTATGATTCTGGTTTTGAGCCTTTTATTGGGTCTTCCTCTAGAAACAGAGCCCCTTCTGGTGGCGTAAAAGAATCTACTAAGATTTACTTTGATGCGACAGAAGTTATTCATGTTAAAGATGATAGTGATGAAAGTATTTTTAGAGGCAGAAGCCGTTTAAGAAGCTTAACAGATTTAATTAATCTTTATTATGCCTTGCTAAAATTCCAAAGACAGTTCTTTAAGAACAATGCTATTCCTGGAGTAGTTTTAACCACTGAAACAGTATTAAGTGCTAAGGTTAAAGATAGACTGCTTCAAAGCTGGAGAAACTCTTACACTACTATATTTGATGGCGCTAGAAATCCTGCTATATTAGATGGAGGATTAAAAATTGATAAGTTTAGCGACGTTAACTTTCAAAGTTTAGATTTTGAAAACAGTGTAGAACGTCTACAGCAAGATATGGCTAAGGCACTTGGCGTACCGTATACTTTATTAAAAAGTGGTAACAATGCCAACATATCTTCCAATCAGGTTTTATTTTATGAACATACTATTATTCCAATAGTTCTTCAATTTACTAGTGCTTTTGAACACTTTTTTAATACTGTAAGAGTTAGACCTGATTTAGTGCATATACCTGCTTTGCAGCCTGATTTAAAATCTCAAGCTCAATATTATACTTCTTTAGTTAATGCAGGTATTATAACACCAGATGAAGCTAGAATAAAGCTTAACTTTCCTGCGCGCGGGGAAGAATCTACTTCAAATATTCGCGTACCTCAGAATATTGCTGGAAGTGCTGTAAGTCCAGAATTGGGCGGCAGGCCAACTAAAGACGATACGACCAATGAGGATACGACACAAACGGAGTTAAATAATGACTGATAAGAAATTTTATATCCACAGTGATAATATAGAAATTAAAGCAGCCTCTTCTAAAAAATCTTTTAGAATTGCTGGTTATGCTAATACTTCTACTAAAGATAGATCTGGAGACATTGTAACTCCAGAAGCTTGGGCAAAAGGAATTGAGAACTATAGAAAGAATCCAGTTCTACTATATCAACACGACCATTCTAAGCCTATTGGTAAAGCAGAATCTATTAGAGTAGATAAAAAAGGTATTTTCGTAGAAGGTGCAGTATCTGACGCAGCTGAGACTTTACACGGAGTACAAACACTAATCAAAGACGGTGCTCTTAAAAGTTTTAGTGTTGGGTTCAGAGTAAAAGATGCAGACTATGATCGCACTTCTGATACTTTTTATATCAAAGATCTTGAACTACTAGAAATTAGTGTTGTTAGTGTTCCAGCTAATCAAGAGTCTCTATTTAGTATTAAAAAGAGTTTTGAAGATAACGCTAGTTATGAAGAGTTTAAAAAACAATTTATTTCTGAAGAAACTTCTGAGGAAGCGGTACTAGAGTTAGTAGAAGAAAAATCTGTAATAGAAGAAACTTCTGAAAAAGAATTAGAAGAAGAAGTTGCAGAAACTGATCCTAATATGCCAATCCCATTTTATAATATGTTAAGCGCTGAGACCGCAATTTTAAATAACGGAAACTATGTGCGTTTAAAGGGCAATCGCTACAAAATTAAAAAAATTGCGACAGCCGAATCCCCATATTTCATATTTAAAGAGGTTGACATTAAAGGGGTTTCAAGCGATAATACTATCAAGATTGATGCACAAAACCTATCTGTAGTCAATACTTGGGACCTAAATACTAAATTCGATATTTTATTAATCGAACAACAAACATCAAAATCATTAACTGATGGAGATAGAAAAGAGATCAGAAGTCAATTTAATGATTTAGTAAAGGCATCTGAATTAGATTTATTTACTCTAAAATCTAAAGCAACCACTGATCGACACCAGCAAACTCTGAATAACTTAATGAATCTAAAGAGTATGACTCTAGATTCTTGGAGTGACACCCATTATAGCTTAGCACAGAGATTTGTAAATATTATTAAAGCTCTTATCGAACTTCCTGAAGAAGAAGATAGAAATTTCGCATTAAAAATAAACGGTTATTATACCGAAAATAAGGAGAATAAAGAGATGGCTGAACAGGAAATTGGTGATACCATCACTGTTAATACACAAGCTACAGCTCCAGCAGTTGAGGAGAAAAAAGTTTCTGCTCACGTTTCTGAGCCAAGAGTAGCAGAACTAGTCGAAAAGACTGGTCAAAAAATCATGGCCCAGTCTGAGGCAAAAATTAAGGCTGGCAATGAAGACTATGAAAACAGTCGTTTAGCAGAAGAACTAGCTGAGCTAAAAGGACAAATGAAAGCTTATCGTGAACAGATTGATTCATTCACTACAAGCAAAATGCACTACCAAGAGAGCACTCGTAGACAGTCTCAGTTCTCTCAGAAGGATCTATCAAACGCATATTTCCTATCTAAGGCTCTACGTAAGAACCCTCTAGACACTAAGTACGGTTTACGTATGAAAGATGTTGTAACTGGTGGAAGTGTTGAAGCTTTCGAAAACGCATTCAGCACTAACGTATATGAAGAAATGAGACAGCAATTAGTTGTTGCACCTCTATTTAACCGTATTGAAGTAAATGCTAAGTCATTCTCTGTACCAGTAGCGAGTGAGGACACTGACGACGCAATCGCTCAGTTCCAAAACGGTACTTACACAACTGACACTAACAACTCAGTACCAAGTTCTAATCAGCACGTTCTAAAGAGTGTAGAGATCACACCACACAAATTCATGGTTAAGACTCACATTGCAAAAGATGAAGAAGAGGATACTATTCTTCCTCTAGTAGATTTCCTACGTTCTGCTGCAACTCGTCGTTTAGCACGTTTCACTGACAAAGTACTTCTTCGTGGTACTGGTGCCCTAACTGGCTTCGACGCTACTGAATCTTTAGCTTCAGGTTCTACTACTGGTATTGGTGGTGTTGCATCCCCAATTAAAGGTATCGTAAACCATGCAGGCTCTGTAACAGCTCTAAACCTATGGAGAGGTACTGGCCTAACTGGTACTGCTGCAAACATTGCTAAGGCAAACGCAGCTACTGTTGCAAGCGCTCGTGCTGCAATGGGTAAGTACGGTTTATCTCTAGGTGAAAACTTAGTGCTTCTAACATCTGTAGAAGGGTATAACTCTTTCGTAACTGAAAGCGATTTCCAAACTGTAGATAAGTTCGGTGCTCAAGCTACTTACCTAACAGGATCTCTAGGTGCGATCTATGGCATTCCGCTATATATCTCTGAATTTATGGACACTGTTTCTAGTACTGCAAACAATCGCGTTCTAGCAACTATGCTATATAAGCCTGGATTCTTAATTGGTGAACGCCGTGCAATGGAAGTAGAGAGTGAATATCTTCCAGAGCGTCAAGTGACTGCAATGTACATGTCTACTCGTTTTGACATGAAGGCTCTAACCACTGAGTCTAGTGCAGCTCTAAGCTCTACTTACGCATACGCTCTAAACATCCTAAGCGGAGTAAGCGGCGAGTAATTAACGCTGTGGTATAAAAACTGATAAGGGGATGTGGGCTCCCAGCCCCCATCCCCTTTCTTACTTAGGAGGCATAAATGCTGGTTACACTATTAGAAATAAAAGAGTTTTTAAAAATTAAGCTAGATAATGATTCTGAGGATGATA